TGCACTATAATCATGCAGATGGACAGTTTGCAAAGAGCAATTTGTATGATAAAAGACCTATGCTAGGAATAGTCAAATAACGTTGAATATCAACGCAATCTAATATAATCTGGAGTTCTATGTTACAGAAGGTATCTTTTTTACCAGGAATAAATAAACAGGTCACACCTACAGGTGGAGAGGCGCAGTGGGTAGACTGTGATAATGTTCGTTTTAGGTATCAACTTCCTGAGAAAATAGGGGGTTGGAAACAGTTAGGTGCGGACAACGTAACCGGTGCAGCTAGAGGATTACACCAATTCACTAACAGTGCGGGTCAGAAGTTTTCTATTATAGGAACAAACAGAATTTTATACGCATACTCAGGTGGTGTTTTTTATGACATTCACCCTATTAAATCTACTACAACACTTACTAATGCATTTAGCACGACTAACGGATCAGCAACAGTTACGATAAACTTTTCAGGTGATCATGGTATTCAACAAGGTGACATTGTTTTATTAGATAATTTTACAACGATTACAGATTCAGATTTTGCAGCAGCTAATTTTGACGATATAAGATTTATGGTTACAACGGTTCCTGCATCTAACACCATTACTATTACGATGCCGTCTAATGAATCAGGGTCCGGGGCAACACAGTCTGGTGGTATAAGAGTAAGACATTATTATCGTGTGGGTCCAGATGTACAGGCACAGGGTTTTGGTTGGTCACTAGGAACCTGGGGCGGTCAAGAGGTTGGAGCTTTTTCAACTACACTAGCTTCAGGTATTACAGACTCTGCAACAAGTATAACATTAACAGACGCATCACAGTTTCCAACATCAGGTACAAACTTTATACAAATAGGAACAGAAGAAATATCTTACACAGGTATTACATCAAACACACTGTCAGGTGTAACACGAGGTGTAAGAAACACCACAGCCGCATCACACTCGGGTGGAGCAACCGTTACGAGTTCAACGAACTTCGTAGCATGGGGTGAGGCAGCATCGGGTGACTTAGTTATCGAACCAGGGTTCTGGTCGCTAGATAACTTTGGTGATAAAGCCATTTGTTTAATTTGTAATGGTGAAGTCTTTGAGTGGGATTCATCTATTACAGCTGCTACATCAACAAGAGCAACAATTATTTCAGGTGCACCTACAGCATCAAGACACATGCTAGTATCGACACCAGATCGACACTTAGTATTCTTTGGTACAGAAACTACGATTGGTACAAAGACTACACAGGATGATATGTTTGTAAGATTCTCTGACCAAGAGGATATTAATACTTATGCACCTACAGCAACGAATACAGCAGGTACACAAAGACTGGCCGACGGATCAAGGATCATGGGAGCCATTAGAGGTCGAAATGCAATCTATGTTTATACCGACACTGCTTTGTTTACGATGCGTTTTGTAGGTCAGCCATTTACCTTTGCCTTTGAGCAAGCAGGTACGAACTGTGGACTTGCAGGTAAGAATGCGGTTGTTGAAGTAGATGGTGCAGCGTACTGGTTATCAGAGAATGGTTTCTTTAAATATGCAGGTTCATTAGAGTCTTTACCATGTTTAGTTGAAGACCATGTATACGATGATATTAATTTAGACTCAGGTAATCAAATGATTACAGCAGGACTTAATAACTTGTTTGGTGAGATTATGTGGTTCTATCCAACGTCAACATCCTCTGTGGTAAACAGAATGGTTTGTTATAATTACTTTGATTCATCAGCACAAAGACCTGTGTGGACGATTGGAACATTAGCAAGAACCGCGTGGCAAGATTCAGCAGTCTTTGGTAAACCCCATGCATTAGAATATGATGCGGACGGTGTTGAAGCAGCAACGTCAGCCACTTATGTACAAGGCAACACGGACGGTACATCAACATACTATCAACATGAAACGGGGACCGATCAAGTTAAGGGTGGAACAGTTACAGCGATTACAGCAAACATTATATCTGGTGATTTTGATATTACACAAAAGGTATCAAGAGGTGTTGGACCTGCAGCAGAGCTTAGAGGTGATGGTGAATTTATTATGAAGATTAGGAGATTTATACCAGACTTTATTTCACAAACCGGTAACTCACAAGTTACGCTAAATTTACGTAACTATTCAAATGATACAGCATCAAGCTCATCATTAGGTCCCTTTACAATTAGCTCATCAACGACTAAAGTAGATACACGAGCAAGAGCACGAGCAATCGCTCTTAAGGTAGCAAACACAGGATCTGGTCAAGACTGGAAGCTGGGTACGTTTAGATTAGATATACAACCGGACGGTAGAAGATAATGGCAACACTATTTGAATTACTGAGTGGAGGTTCTCCAACATCAATTTTAGATTCTACAGCTAATTTAGCTGCAGAAAAATTAGCTAGCAGTTTTCCTCCAGCCAATGTTCAAAAAATATTTCAAGGCTCCGATGCAAGGTTTTACGATGGTAGAGACCAAACATTTAATCCTAACAATATTCTTCAAAGTGGTTTTGGTCAAGGAGCTAATCAAAACTATGACGGAATACTAGGAACTGAACAAGCTCAAAATACACTTTCTGCTACTCCTATTCTTGCAAGTGAACTAAATGCTGCAAGAAACCTTGGTGTACCACAAGATAATAGATTTACAGGTATATTAAAAAATACAGTTGCCCGACCTTTAATGTTTCAAGCTGGAGCAAACGTAGGTTTAACAGCGGGTAATCTTCTTGGTGTAACTAATCCTCTTTTAGCTTTAGCAGGTGCAATTGGTTCACAGTTCTTGCCATTAGGTAGAAGTAAACCAGGTATGGATTATCAATATGTGAATCAACCTGGTGGTGTTAATGTTGTAGATAATAAAATTACAACAGGTGTTCTTGCAGGTAAGAATTTCGAAAGCGCTTTTGGTTCAAGAGATTTAGGAGAAATGTATCAAAACTATATTGACCAGTTTGAAGACGAAGAAGATCTTACAGAAAATCAACAAAATAAATTAGATCAAGCTAAAGCAGAGTTAAATGCTTATCTAACAACAGGTGCTAAAATGAGAGGTTATAGAGATTCAGTTACAAATAGAACAATGACTCCAAGAGAATTTGCTTTTAATTACAATCAAGGTATCGGCCAGTTCGCAATGCCAACAACAGATGCTACCGGCAAGACTTTAGACTACACAGGAGAGTCTGATACATACTCTGGTGGTGAGTCAACACCAGGAGATGATACTTCATACAGTGATCCATACGATCCAGGTGGAGGAGAGTAATGGCAAAGATAGTACAGGTATTAACAAGACCTAGTAAAGAATATAGACAATCTGTGGCCGACTCACAGGTTAGAGATCTTGATGCTATAATTCAAAAACTAAACACAACGTTTCAACAAGAACTTAAAGATGAGGTAGAGGCATTTAATTTCTTTTTACAATAATGGCTAATAGTTTTATAAATAAAAAAGCAGACTTAACAACGACAGATCTTACAACTCTGTACACGGTCCCTACAGCAAAAACCGCGGTTGTTAAATCTATCTTAGTGTCTGAGGATGCAGGGTCCGGGGCTAACATAACGATTACGTTAGTTGATTCATCAGCTAACATATTCAGTTTGTTTAAATCTAAAACCATATCCTCTAACACAACAACAGAACTTTTAACTCAACCCCTGGTTATGGAAGAGAGTGAAATCCTAAAAGTACAGGCTTCTGACGCGAACGAGCTGCACGTCATAGCTTCAATATTAGAAATACAGCCGAGAGAGGTCGTAACGTAATGCAGGTGTTAAAACCAGAAAAGATAATAACAACTATTTCCAACCTAAAAACAGGGGAAATATACAAGGATGACAAGGAGTGGAAAGCTAAAGGGATATCAGAAACAGAGATAAGAAGGGATGTAAAAGTAGTCATGCCATCTCTTGATTTGTTTCCAAAAACCAAGTAATGTGATAATTCAGGTATTTTACCTGCCTTATTTAAAGCTTAATTACAACTATGACGATATCAAGAATGCAAGAACCTAGACAATTATATGGCCTTGGTAGCCTAGTAAAAAAGATTACTAAACCTATCAAGAAGATAGTTAAAAGTCCTATCGGTAAAGCGGCGTTAGGTGCTGCTGCAATCTATGGACTAGGTGGTGGATTTGGTGCTGGCGGTTTTCAAGCTGGAAATATACCTGGCATAGGAAAATTTTTTTCAAGAGGCAGAAACTTAGGTACAATGTTTAGTGGCAAGGCACCAACAGGTATTTTTAGTAATATATTAGGTGGTGCTAAAAAAGGTTTTGATGGTTTATCTTTTGGTCAAAAAGCATTCTTAGGTGCTGGAGCTGGTTTATCTTTATTACCCTTCTTAACAGGAGGTGCTGAAGAAGAAGAGGAAGTTGTTTCAGATCCATTTGATGTTACACCTGGTTCAATTTCAAATATCGTAGCTCAAGCAAGAAGAAGAGATCCAAGTTTAAGATTTTTACCGCAAACAAAATTTGCTCAACCGGGTTTCTTTACAGCAGCAGAAGGTGGCAGAGCAGGGTTTACTAGAGGTGGAGATGTTATGAAAGCTGTAGATAGAGGAATTGATCCAGAGGAGGCTTTAAATCTTTTAAATGAATTTAAAAAGATGAAAGAAAAATTTGGATTAGAGATGGGTTTTGAAGATTATTTATCGGGAGAAATGTTCGCTGAAGGCGGCATTGCTAGTTTACCTAAAGTTAGAATGTTAGAAGGTGGTATGCCTGAAATAGATTACAGAGAAGCAGGTGGTTTTGTACCTGTAGGTAAAAAAGAAAAAGCAGATGACGTTCCAGCAATGTTATCAAAAAATGAGTTTGTTATGACAGCAGATGCTGTTAGAGGTATGGGTGATGGTAACGTAGAAAAAGGAGCCCAGAAAATGTATGATCAAATGAGAGAACTAGAGAGCAGAGTAGTATAATGGCATTACCAGATTATTTAGAAGATACATCAAAAGATTTTGCAAAACAGTTAACAGCAACAACGTCTGTTCCTATAGATACAACTAAGTTTACAGGCAGACAATTTGTTGGTGGTGAAGATCCATTACAAACACAAGCTATTGGTATAGCACAACAAGGTGTTGGATCTTATCAACCTTTTCTAACTGCAGCACAACAAGCAGGAGTATCAGGAGCAACAACATTAGGCACGGCAGCTACAGCATTGGGTGGTGCTCAACCTAACATAACGGCAGCACAAGGTTTAGCGCCAACAACAGGAGCACAAGCTACAGCTCAAGCACAAGACTTTATGTCTCCGTTTCAACAACAAGTTATCGACACAACACTTGCAGAGTTTGACAGAAATAGAGCCATGCAAGAACAACAGATTAGAGATCAACAAGCACAGCTTGGTGTATTAGGTGCGGGTAGAGCAGGTGTACAGCTTGCAGAGTTTCAAACAGGATCAGACAGAGATCGTGCAGCATTACAGGCACAATTATTATCTCAAGGTTTTGGTCAAGGACAAGCAGCAGCACAACAAGCGTTAGCTAATCAATTAGGTTTAGCAGGTGCTCAACAACAATTTTCTGGAGCACTACAGGGTTTAGCTGGACAACAATTTGGTCAGGCAGGATTTCAAACAGGTTTATCTAACTTCTTACAATCAAGCAGAGCAGGAGATATACAAGCTCTTGGTGGTTTAGGATCATTAAGACAAGGAATTACACAAGCACAATTAACAGCAGATCAACAAGCGGCACAAGCAGCAGCCTTTGAACCACAACAAAGATTACAACAATATGGTGCTGGTTTAGGACAAGTAGCTGGCTTTGGTGCACAGGCTCCACAATTACCAACAGAAGCAGCAAACCCATTAGATAAAGCTCTTGGAACTGCATTAGGTGTTGGTGGATTGTACGCTAAGATTTTTGCTAAACCACAAGTGGTAATAAGATAATATGAGACCATTAAATAGACCAATGTTCAAAATGGGTGGCCCTGTAAAAGAAGGGGTCATGAATGGTATTAAAGAACCACAAGCAACATTTGGTGTTGGTAACAATGCAAATAGAGATCCTAGAACAGGAAGAGAGAAGCACGCTGTATTTCTTGCAGCAGGTATTCCAGCAGCTTTAACAGCAGCAAGGGTTGCCATACCAGCAGCATTAAGAGCGTTTGGTCCAGCAGCAGCTAGAGGTTTTAAAGCAGCCAGAGCTTACAGACCTATGTCAGAAAATTTAGGTTTCTTTGGTAGAGCCAAAGATTTGTTGATGCCTAAATCAGGGCTTGGCGCTCCCATGGCTGGTTCAAGAGCAGAAGGATTAGGATTTAGAACAGGATCGTTACTAAGATCAAACCCAGGTTCAGCTTTTTTATTAGCAGGACAAATTAAAAATACACCAGAAATATTGGAGGGTGCATATAATATTGGAAAAGGCACTGTTCAAGGTGCTGCAAATTATTTATTAGGAACTGAATTTGGTAAAGAAAAACCAGAAGAAATAGTTAAGAAGTCTAACGTAGGTCAAGTTGGTAAAAAGACTGATGATACAAAAGTTGAAAAGACTGGCACAGATGCAAATCAGTTTGATGACGATGGCACTAAAAAATCTACATCGGTTGATAGATTATTAAAAGGTGTTGTAACAAGAGCAAAAAGAGATGCTGCAGCTAATACAGCCATAAAATTTGGTCAACAACTTCGAACAGGTCAAGCATCAATCAAAGATCCTAGCTCTGTAATTGATGTAGCTAGCGGAGAGTTTGATAAAGTATCTGACATACAATCAAAAGTAGACTTAGCAAGAATAGAAAACGAATTAAAGAAACAACAAATAAAAGAACAAGCGATAGCTACAAATAAATATATCGCAGCAGCATCAGCTACAGGTAAACCGGTAGACTTTGTAGCAAGAAAGTCTTTAGGTATTCCAACATCTATAAGTGAAACAGTGGCTATCTTTGAAAAAACACAACCTGGCGTAACTAAAACCCATGAAGGAACAAAAGTAGTTGCATCAGAATGGGCGTCTACAGAGGGTTTAAATTATCAAGGTCCATTAGGTAGTGACGATGATCTTAAAAAAGCGAACAAGATTGAAGAGTTTAAATTAAATCCAGAATCATTTATCTTAGAAAAAATTGAAGAGTTAGATGGTAACGATGGTCTTTATGTATTTGGAACAAACGTATTCGAATATAATAATGGTGTAGTAAAGAAAATTAAAAATTAATTTCAAACCCATAAATTAATGGTGGGTAGGGATATATGGCAAGACTAGACGAAATAACTGTAGGTAAATTTAGTGATAGCACTGACAGAGTCGGTACGTTAGAATCTATCTTTGCTGGTGTTGTTTCAGGTGCCATTGCAATCCCTAAAGGTTTTTTTTCTCTCGGTGCAACATTAATTGATCTTGGTGCCGGTACAAACAAAGCCGCAGAGGTCGAAGCATTCTTTGATGATCTTACAGATTTTGATGAAAAGGCAGAAACAACGGCTGCGGGTAAACTTACTGAAACATTAGTTAACATTGGTATACCTGGTGGTGTTGCATTTAAAGCTGGATCAAGAATTGCGAAACAAGCCATGGCTGCTAGAAGCGCAGGCACTTATTTTAAACCTAGTAAAGAGTTTGTAGACGTTGCTAAAGGTGTTGGTGAACTAAACGCTAAAGGTAGACGAGTACAATTTTTAGCAGGTGCCGGTGCTGGTGGTGTAGCAGAGGGTGTCTTTGTTGGTGATGTAGAGGGTATCGGAACATTTGGTGATTTACTTGGTGGTCCTACAGAAATAAATAGAGAAGAAGATCAAAAAGATCCTGCAAGACAATTAATTAATAGAATTAAGTTTGGAACTGAAGGCGCATTATTTACAGGGTTACTTGGTGGCCTTGGTAATACGATAAAAAAATTAGCTACACGATCCGATGACCTTGCTAAAAGTCACAATAGGTTTGATCAATTTTTATATAAAGTAGCAACAGGGTTCAGGGCTCGGGGAAAAGTACCTGATGATTTTTTTAGCGCAGAAAGAACACAAGTGGGTGAAAGATCCGCTGACTTAGTTGGCGCAAGAAATATATCTAGAGAACTAGATCAAGATATTGATAAACTATTTCCTCCATTTAAAACGATAGCTAATGCACAGTCTGCAAAAAACAGAGATTTGTTACTTGGTGAAATGAATGATGTATTGTTATCTGGAAAACCCACAATGAACGCTGATGGAATTGTTACTTTTGGTAAAATAGATAAAGCAAAAAGCGATAAACTAATAGCTCAGTTAAAAAAATATGGAGCAACTGATGAAACAGTTACAAGTATACTTGGCAACTTTAGTGTTATTAGAGGTAAGTGGGGAGATCTATTTACTAAACTGGGTAAAACTGGAAGCGGAGAAGATCTTAAAGAATTTAAAGATTTATTTGGTGATAAAGTTTCAGGTTGGTTGGGTGCAACCTATGACAGGTTTCAAAATAAATCAGTTATACCTTACCTTGCTTATAAACCAACACGACAAGCTGTAGATAAGGCTATAAAAGTTTTTCAAGACGCAGCTGAACAAGGAGGAAAACCCATAACAAGGGAAGAGGCGGAATATTTTGTTAATAATGTTTTAAAAACAGCAAGACTACCCAAGGGATTTAAAATGGACCAGCCCTCTGATCCCATGTTTGCATTACCAGATTTTTTTATTAATAGAACTTCTGGACAACAAGCCACTGAAACTTATGTTAATTTAAGCAAACTTACAAAAGAAGCTGACCGAGAAGTGTTTGAAGAATTATTAGGTAAAACCAAAAACCCTATGCAAACTATTCTTGGTGGCACAAGTAGGCTATCATTAATAACTAGACGTAATGAGTTCTTTGATAACTTAATAAAAGTAAATGATAATTTAATTAAAGCAGGTAAAAAACCTTTCTTAGTAAAAACCCAAACAGAAGCAACGGCAGTTTTCGGACCAGATCAATCGCAAGGGTTTAGAAGAATAAATATGGATCCCAATAAAGTTTTAGAGGCCTCCTCAACAAATCCATTGATGAATGCCGCTAAAACTAAAACAGGACAAAATTTAGGTTATTTTACAACAGATGCCATAGCTGATGCTTTAGAAAAAACAAACGTTGCAAACAGAGACACGGGTGCATTTATGAGGGTGTATGAAAATTTATTCTTATATCCTAAAGCAACATCACAAATTGCTAAAACAATTTTATCACCAGTAACACACTTACGAAACTTTATTAGTGCTGGTGCGTTTGCGGCTGCTAACGGTATTATACCTGCTGTAGATACAGCTGCAGTAAAAAGTGCTTATCAAGCATTACAAACACCACTTAAAGGAACAAGACAACAAAATGAATTTTATGAAAAACTTCTTAGACTTGGTGTTGTAAACAGTAACGTAAGATTAGGAGACTTAACACGATTGCTTGAAGATGTAAGATTTGGTGAAACCATGACATCTGATAAGGGGATGCGTATGTTATTAAAACCTTTATCAAAATTAAAACAAGCATCACAAGATTTGTATACAGCTGAGGATGACTTTTGGAAGATTTACTCATGGTCACAAGAAAAGAAAAGAATAGGTGATTCATTAATAAAAGCAGGACTTAAAAAAGGTGACGAGTTTACGGACGCTGCTGGTAACAGTTTTAAATTTACTGATGATTATCTAGAACAAGAGGCAGCTAATATTGTTAAAAACAATATACCTAACTATGATTATGTGGGTGAATTTATTAAAGGTTTAAGAAAGTTTCCTATCGGTAACTTTGTATCTTTTCCTGCAGAAATTTTAAGAACAGGTACGAATATTGTAAGAAGAGGTTTAAAAGAAGTTAATTTTAATATTAAAAGTATCAACGGTGCTGAGGTTAATTTAAAACCTTTTCAATCTATTGGACACACAAGATTGTTTGGCTTTGGTGCAACAACGGTAGCTGTGCCATATGCAACCGTAGAAGCGTTTAAGGCATTGTACGATGTAACAGAAGAGGAGATGCAAGCAATCAAAAGATATGTTCCAGACTGGTCTAAAAACTCTACGATTGTACCCATCAGAACAGAAGACGGTAAACTAAAGTATGTAGATTTCAGTCACGCCAATGCTTATGATACATTAACAAGACCAGTGCAAACAGTGTTGAACGCTGTCGCTGAAGGTAGAACAGATGAAGATGGTATCATGGATGACTTCTTGTCTGGTTTGTTTACAGCAACAAAAGAACTAGGTGAACCATTTATTAGTGAATCTATTTGGACAGAAGCTGCAGCCGATATTATAGGTAGAGGTGGTCGAACGAGATCTGGCTCTAGAATTTATAATGATTTAGATACACCAGGAGATAAAGCACAAGCTATTATGAAACATTTAGTAGAAGCACAAATGCCTTTTTCTGCTGGTCAGCTTAATAGAGTATTTAAGGCAGGACTAAACGAAATAGACGTGACAGAAAAAGGTAAATTTGATAAGTATGGTCAAACGTTTGAATTAGGTGATGAGCTTGCAGGTTTTGTAGGTTTTAGAGCGGTGCCATTAAACCCAGAACGGTCACTTAATTTTAAAATTGCTGACTATCAAAAAGGTGTTAGGGATTCTAGATCCCTATTTACAGCAAAGTCATTACGAGGTGGCCCAATAGATGCAAGAGATATCGTACAAAACTATATCAATGCAAACAGAGCGCTATATCAAACAAGACAAGAATTTCAAAAAGATATCGATGGTGCAAGAGTTTTAGGAATTAGTGAAGGTAATTTATATAATACAGTTACAGATCGTATTTCTAAAATAGATTTTGCTACGATTGATAACGATCAGTTTAGACCACTAGCTATATCAAGAGAAGTACAACAGGCGTTTGCAGAGAATGCTGCAGAGATTGGTGTAGATAATCCATATCTTGAAGCAGCTGGTGCAATCGCTCAAGTGCAGGGTGCACTTAGCGCATTAAGATTAAGTGATGGTGACTTCCCACTTATAGAAAACCCATTATTACCAGAGTCATTCTTTACAGGCCCAAGTGCTTTAAATTTAGGTAATATTGATCAACAAACGTTAAGTAAAACGGGACAAAATAATTCACTTGAGGGCTTAACAACAGCGCAAAAACTTGCTATCCTTTTCCCTAATTAATTATGGCAATAGAACCTAAAAATACACGAGAACATATTTTGGCCCTGTACGGCTACCTAACAGGCGTAAGAAGAGATATATCGCAAATTAAAAATAATCATCTCAAACATATGCATGCAGATATTGACAAATTGGGTGGCAAGGTAGACAAAATCTACTGGGTTCTTTTAGCTACGGTGGGGACTGTAGCCTTATTTTTTCTAGACAAATTTTTAACATAATGAAATTAACTGCAAACATAACTTTAGACGAGCTTACCAAAAGCCAGATAGCAGAGCGTAAGGGTATTAATAATAACCCTAATCCACAACAGATTGAAAATTTAAAAAATTTAGCTATAAATATTTTACAACCAGTTAGATCACATTTTGATAAACCTTTAATTATTTCATCAGGATTCCGTTGTGCTCAGCTTTGCGTAGAAATTGGAAGTTCAGTTAACAGCCAGCATGTAGCAGATGATAGCGCAGCCGCAGCAGACTTTGAAATACCTGGTGTAGATAATAGAGAGCTAGCTCTTTACATCAAAAACGAACTTGAATATGACCAACTCATTTTAGAATTTTACAAAGATAACGAACCGACTTCGGGCTGGATACATTGTAGCTATTCAAGTAACGCAAATAGAAATCAATCTTTAAGAGCACAAAGGATAGATGGTAAGGTAACATACACACCTTGGTTAGAGTAATTACTCTTGGTCGTCGTGCCAACGCTCGTTAATTTTTTCAGCCATCCAAAAAGCAACAGGTATACAGACAATAAAAGTAAACTCAGCTGCTCTTAATATACTAACATCCCATAACTTCATAATAATGTGGTGAACTAAGATAGGTGTAAATCCTCCAACACATAACAAGATCGTCATTCTTATATAAAACGGATATTTCATATCCAATCTTTTAACTCTTCTCCCATGATTTGGGTAGCAATATTTACTTTCTTTCTTAATGATTTTACAATCTTCTCATCAACCGTTTCTTCTGCTATAAAATCTACATATGTCACTTTTTGAACTTGTCCTATTCTGTGCGCTCTGTCTTCTGATTGCATACGTTTTTCGAGATCGTAGCCGTTAGAATAATAAACTACATTACTAGCCTGGGTTAACGTAATACCATAGCCACCTGTAGATGGTGTGCCTACAAAGAATCTACACTCATCTTTGTTTTGAAAACTTTCAATATTAGATTGCCTATGTTCCGGTCTTGTACGTCCATAGTAATCGACAACAGAATTATTTCCATATTGTTTACGTATGGCTTTTACAATAGATTCAACATCGTATTGATAGTGGGCCCAAATAATAACTTTTCCCTCCATCTCTGCTAATACGTCCATAAGTTCTTCTAAACGATTTGACTTAAGTTCTTGAACCGTGCCATCATCTGATGTGAAGTGACCACAAGTAATTTGATGTAGTCTCATCAGCTGTGTTAATACTGTGGCTGTGGACATAGTCTTGCCGTTAAGTTCTGCTAGTGCAAGTTGTTTCATTTGTTTATAAACTTTCTGTTGGTCTGGTGATAACTGCACAACTCTCTTCATAAATATTTTATCCGGTAGATCTAAACAATCATCTTTTAATACACGGTATGAGAAGGGTTTTAGTTTCTCTGACAACTCACTTAGGTTACGATAACCCACCACAATTTGAACAGATCGTCCACCAAAATTTGCCGTCCTCATGATCGCGTATCTTGTTCTAAATGTATAGTAAGACCCATGACCTAGTAATTCTTCTAATAAGAAATCACATTGCTTATAAAGATCTAGGGGTGATTTAGTTACAGGTGATCCTGTTAATATTCTTCTGTATCTACTTAACTTAGCAAGTTCACATATATTCTTGGTTCTTTTAGCATCGGGGTTCTTGATAGTTGTAGACTCGTCAATAGCCATCAATGTTCTGTGACTATTTAAAAACTTTTTAGCAAACTCACAACCCTTTGTTGTAGAAAAAGACTCTACATTCATAATTAAAATATGTAGCTTTTCATTAGTCTCAAACAAACTAGATAATCTTTGTTTCTGTTTCTTTGTTATTGTAGCTTTCCACAATACGTTGGTTTTTTCTATGTGGTCAGGTAGATGATCAGGAACCTGATTTAAATACCAAGTGCCCACAACACCTTTCGGTGCCACAATTAAGGCACCATCTATCTTACCTTTGTCATAAAGCATGGCTATATTATCTATTAATACTTTAGATTTGCCGGTACCCATCTCCATGAAGTACGCAAAAAATTCTTTGTCCCAAGACATTTCTAAAGCCTTGAGCTGATGCTCATAC